GAAGATTGTGCCACTTCTTATAATCTTGGTATAGGTTGGGGTGCAATATTAGATGTATCGACTGGGACTCTCAATACTGCACTTGGTCATGGTGCTGGTGCAATTTTAGAGACAGGTTCTGGTAATACATATATAGGTGCTGGTGCTAGAGCAAGTGCAGAAAATGTTATGAATGAAACTGTTATTGGTGGCTTTACTGGGGGTGCTGGTACAGTAGGGCAAGGTGGTAATACTGTTACGATTGGAAATCCTGGTGTTGCTACTGTTTATATGGCTTCTGATAGTGGTGCTACTGTTCGTTGTGCGGGTGTTACAATAGGAGAAAAGACTGATGATAATGCAGATATTGCTGGCTATAGTCAAATATGGGTGAATCAATCAGGTGATGGAGTATTAATGTTTACTGATGATAATGGAACGAAATATACTGTAGATGTAACAGCAGTATAATATATTGTTTAACTATAATGGTGGAACTTTATGACAATAAAAATAAATAACTTAAAATCGGAGTAATGTCATGGCAATAAGTTTAAGTGGATATAAAATTGGCAAAGCAAAGCAAGAGGAGGCAGAACGTCTTGCAAGGGAATATGCTGAGCAGCAGAAGAAGGCAAGTGAACGTGGCTTTTTCTCAAATATATTAGGCGGTGTTGGTGGTAAGCTTCTAGGTGGTGCTTTAACTGGTGCTCTTGGTATTGCTTCTGGTGGTCTGCTTGCTCCTCTTATGGGAGCTATTGGTTCTTTTGGGGCAAAGAAAGGTGCACAAGCACTTACAAAGGGACTAGGAATGGGTGCTGATCCAAGTAAATTAGCATCACAAAGTGGATATGGATTTGGAAAGAAAGAAGCACAAACACTAAGAGAGGGGTTAGAAGAGCAGATAGCTGCTTCAGAAGAAACGGATTTTGGTAAAGAACTTCTTACTTCATATGTAATGGCTGGTGCTTCTGGTGGACTTAAAAATGTAGGTAAAGCTTTTAAAGGTGGGTTCAAAGGGGGTTCTGCAACAGGATTCCTTAAGGGGACTAGCGTTGATGAGGCTGGTAAGATTATATCTGGAACAGGGATGAAGGGCATGGAAGGTCTAAAAGCTGGACTTGGAGAAGCATTGGGAGATGTAACTACATGGGGCGGTGATCCCGAAGATGTTGTTGAAGATGTTCCTGAAGATTTATTTGGTACTGAGGAAGCTTTAGATGTATTTGGGAATCCTATTTCTGAAGTTATTGAAAGTCGAGAAGGTGGTTTAATACCAAAATATAATATTGGTGGTATGGTTCAAGCACAATCCCCAACAATTGCAAATTACTTTGGTATGCAAGGTGTTTCACTTGGCGGTAGTAATAAACAATCACTAGCTGAGATGTTAGGAAGAAAATAATATGTCTAAGATATACAATGAAGTAGTAATTGACATGAACCCAGAGTCTCCAACTTTTGAGGAGACGCTATATGAGGACAGCTTTGAGTATAGTGGTGATATGATGCTGATGGATAAAAATAAAAAAGGTGATCAGGTATTTGTAAAGAGACCTGAAGGTTTCTACGTTGCATGGCAATATGATGGTGGTGGTACATGGAATCGAGTATATGGACATCATGATACTGTCCCAGCTTCACATGGTGGCCCAATTTTTCATGGAGGCGAATCTGAGTTTAATGAATATAAAGCAAAACAAACAGCTGAACTTGAGACAGGTAAAGAATGGGGTGCAGCTGATATTGAATCTACTGATTTTATTGATGATGCTGGTAATCCTCTTGATCTTGGAACAGTTACTCAAAATTTAAAAAACAAATTTCCTGATAAAAATATAGATGATATAAGAAAATTAGTTGAAGACTTAGCTCCTAAATTTCAAAAAGTTGACCCACAGGAAAAAGCCCAGCTTGCAAAGGAAAAGGAATTTGCTCAGAGAGGAATAGAAGCAGAAAAGGGAAGAGCTGAAGATGTATATGGTCTTGGTGTAAGTGCTGTTGGTAGGGAAAGAAAAGCTGCTGAATTGGGTCTTGGAGCAGGGATGGGTCAATTACAACAGCAGGCTGGTAAAATGGGTGCTCAGATGAGGGGTGCATATGGAGGTATGGGTGGTGGAATGAGAGGAGCTATTGGTGGTCAGGCTACTATGGCAAGAGGAGTAGAACAAACTTATGGTAAATATGGTCTTCAGATGGGAACAGCAGCAGATAAAATGACACAGCTTGGACAGGAAAAAGGATATGCTCAAGATGCATATGGTTTAGCAATGGATAAAGCTGCATTTGCAGAAGAGACAGGATTATATGGTCTTGATAAAGAGGCTAAAACAGGTTATGAACAACAGATAGCTGGGTTTATAGAGCAAGGTGAATTTAAAGAAGGTGGAAGAGTTCCCGAAAAAGGAGAAACATTTTTAAGTTTTTTAACACAATTACCAGACGCAGGGGGTAGTTAATATGGCACGTCAACGAGACATGTGGACACTAATAAATAGAGAGATTGCAAAGTATGAACAAGCAAGAGCTGGTGTCCCAGATACTTCATATGCTGGTGTCGTCAAACAAGCAATGGAAGCAGGTACACAGCAACGTGCATGGAATGAGCGGAAGAATCTAAAAAGACAGAATATGATGCAACTAGCTACTGAGGGTTGGGATAGTAGTACTGATGTTAAAAGCCTTGGGAAAATGGGCGATTGGCTTAAAAACTATCGTAGCAAGCATCATGGTAGTATGGATGAGATTACATTAGAATATACAGATATGTTACAAGAACAAATTGGAAATCGTAGCCAGAGAATAACTAACTTGCATACTGATATTGATATGTTAGATCAAAATAAAGAACAATGGCTTGGTATCGCTGATGAATTAAAAGACAGACCTTTAGGAGCTGATGATTACAATGCTTTAAGTGAGTCAATAGGGCAATATATAAAAATGAAACAAGATATGCTTGTGCAAAATGCTGATTTTCTTGCGTTACCACAATTTGAACATGTTAAACAGGATATGATTGGCCAAGAATACATTATAAATGAAATCTTCGCTGAGGCTAAAGATCAAAATGTATTTAATCAAACTGAATATGATTGGACAACACGTGCTCTTCGAGATGGTAATTATACCATGATAGAAGAAAAGAGGCAAGAAAGATTAGAGGATAAGAAAAGGAATATAGCAGATATAGTTGGTCAAATTGAACCTCAAATGTCTTTATATAGAAGGATTCAAGAAATTAAAAAAGGTGGCAGAGCACCTCTTCCTGAACTTTTTGAAGATGCTGAAATGATGGTTGGCTTAGAAGACCTTGGTTATGAGAAAAATCCTGATGGAAATATTGTTGCGACAGAAGCTAAGACAGGAATTTTGGGTGGCGTATCCAAAGATGAGGAATCATTAGAAGTTCTAAGATCGGAGTGGGGGTTACTTGCAGGTATTGGGGATATTAAAGGAAAAGCAGAGCGTGACCTTAGAAATATGGATGCAATCTATGAAAGAGAGTCTGGTACAGGTAATAAATATACAGTTGGAAAACATGGATTTGAAAACTTTTACGCTGATCCTACTAAACCAGCAGAAACTCAAGATGATAACTATAAACATATTAGTGATAATGATGGGTTTATAAATGTTAATAATGCTGTCGATCAAGACCCTGAAGGATATGGAGTTGGAGTTGGTGAAGTTGTTGTTGGTGCTGGTGCTGCTGGGGCTGCTATTCATGCAAATTGGGATAAGATAAGTAAAACAAAAGATAGTGCTTTAAAGTATTTAAAAGATGTTGGATTTTTATTGGAGGATGATATTGCAAAATTATATTCAGACCCTAAAACTGCAAGATTTATGGATGCTTTAAATAAACAAACTGATAAATTAAATGCCATTGATAAAAATGCTAACCCAAAAGAATACTTGAGGGTTCTAAAGAAACATCAGCAGATTGTTAATCAGGCAAATAAACATTTATTTCCGATGTTTAATGAAAAATTAATGAAAGATTTCAATAATGCTGAGGCTGATCTTAGAAGAATAATAGCAGAAACTAATAGTCCAGCACATGAAAACTATGGAAATAAAAAGTTAGTTACAGATGCTAGAAATAATTTTAATACTCTTCAAGAGAAAGTAAACAAGAAGAATAAAGGAATGTTAGAGTTATTAAAAAATCCAGGAAAATGGAATCTGTGGAAAATGAAAGCTGGTAGGGGAATACAAGGTTCTTATAGAACTGTAAAAGATTTAGTTAAAATTGGTGGTAAAACATTTGGTAAATTAACCCCATTAGATGCTGCTATGTGGGGATGGTGGTTAGGTGATAAGGCTGCACTTCCTACATATGCAAAAGGAATTGCTGCTGGTTCAACATATTATAGTGCAAAAAGTCTTTTGAACTGGATGTCTAGAAAAGGTGGAGTTACTAATGCTCTTATGAATCCTACTCTTCAAAGTAAAATTGGAGGATATTTAATTAGAAAAGCTCCTAAGCTTGCTGCAAAGATGGGATTAAAGATGGGAGCAGGACTAGCAGGTACAGCACTTACTGGTGGGCTTGGGGCTGGGATTGGTGTTGCTATGGCTGCTTGGACTGGAAAAGATATTTATAATTTAATACAAGATGTCCCTGAAATTAAGCAATATATTGTAGAATATCTTAATGGCGATTATGATGAGGTTGGAGAAATGAGGAAGAAGGGAATGACCGCAGTTGGAACACCTGGATTTTTACCTAAATAAATTTTAGTAGGAGTTATATTATATGCCAGCAACATACAGCACACAAGTAGAAATTGATCGTTTTAAACAAGACCATCCACATGCTGGTCTTAACGATCATTCTATTTATAGATTACTTAAACAGGATAATCCTAATCTTAGGTGGGATGATACTGGTGAAGCTCCAGGTACTGTAAGCCCTAAACGAAGAAGGAGAAGGGCAAATACTTCCCCCACTTATATGAATGCATTTGCAGAATGGTTTGATTATAATATAAATGAGGAATCTTCTGATTTTTGGAAGTCTGCGTATGTTGGTTCTCTTACAGGCAAGCTTGAGGAAGCTATTACTGGTAAGCCTAGATATGATATTAATTGGGAAGAATATGATCCTAATATATTACAAGATATAGGTTCAATGGCTGTTTCATTTTTAATGCCACTTGATTTACTTACATTTTGGGGTGGCGGTAAATTTGTTGGACAGCCTCTCGCTAATCTTGCTACGGCAGGAATGAAGAAGAGGGTTGGTGCTGAGTTTGGTAAACGTGCTTGGGATACTATGATACCAGCAGCTTTGGCTCAGGCTGGCACTCTTGCAACTTATGAAGGTGCTATGGGTGGTGCTATGGCTAGCATTAATGGAGAAAACATATTAGAAGGTATAGGCAAGGGAATGATGCATGGTGCTGTTATGGGTGGAGTTGCTGGTCTTGCAGGTGGAGGATTAATGCATTTAAACGCTAATTTATTAAAAGGATTAAAAGGTGCTGGTAAGCTTGTATCAAAAGGAGAAAAAGCTACCGCTAAACTTACTAGCTATGATAGATCAAAGATGCTTGCTACTGGTCTTCCAGGCCAAATAGCTGCTGAAGCTGGAGTATTTACAGCTGGTGAAACATTAGAAACAGCTATTGATCCTGAGAGAGATGTTAGGTTGAAAGATGTTGTTGTTTCTCTTGGTAAAAATATAGGTCTATTTAGTCTACTTAAAGGTCAAAAGAAATTAATACAAAAAGGTAAGGAGCATGTGAAACTGCTTGAAGAACATGAGATGCTCAAGCGTACCACTAACTCTTTAAATAAAAAAGAGACGAAAGAATCAAAACCATTTCATAATACCTATGATGTAATTGTTGAGAGGATTGCTGAGTTAGAAGCAAAGGGTGATGCTGAATCTTTACGAGCTGCGGAAGCACTTAAAGAGCCTAGAGATGCAGCTAAATCCAAAGCCCTTAATTTAGATAAAAAGCATTTTGAAAACAGAGATGAATTAAAACAACTTAGAGAGACTTTAGATTGGGCTGAAAAAAGTGCCACAGATCAAGCCCCTCAGACATCTGTAGAAAATTTTAGAAAAATTGTTAAAAGTTTACAATCTTTAATTGAAGTAGAATCAAAGCTTGGTGATACTGGCGAATACAAAGCTCTTACCTCTGAGATTGAGTTTGTTAAAAAACAAGCCAACGATCTTTTAAATGATGCTAATAAGCGTGTTATAGATTATGCTAAAGAACAAGAATTACTTGCTACCGAGACTCCTCAAGAAAAGTCTGCAAGAGTTCTTCAGGAGGCTAAGAAATTTAAATTAAAAGAAATAGAATTTATGAACGAAAAGGGCGAAATGGAGATTCGTCCTGTTGGTGGAAAAGATAGTGCTCCTATTGATGTCATTGATGCAGCTCTCAAACCATATAGACAAGGTGTTAAGGAGAAAATTAAGTTTAAAGAAGCTGGTGCTCCTGTAACTTATATACAGGGAGAAAGTGCTACAAGAAGAACTGCTCCTGTTGCAGAGAAACAAAATGTAGAATCTGGTATTTATAATGAGACAACCAAGAAATTTAATAGCAAAAAGGCAGAAGCAAATGTACAATCATCAATAGTTGCTGTTGAAAAATCTAAGCTTTCTAATGAGCATAAGCAAATATTAGCAAGTGCTATAAGTGAATCTGGTAGAGAGTCAAGTAAACTTAGACAAGGAACTTCTGTTGCTATGGAGATTCTTGATTTTGTAGAAAGAAAATATAAAAAATCAATAGACAAGCTTTCTAAAGATCAGTTAGATAAACTAATAGTAGATTTTGCTAAAGATAAGACTGGCTTTGATGTAATGGGTCATAAAACTGAAAAACAATTTAGAGATATGGGTCTAAATACAGCAGAAATAACATCTTTAAGAAAACAGGCAAATAGGATTCATGATGGTGTAAGAGAATTATTTAATCCAAAATATGGAACTCTTCATAAAACTATTGGAAGGGAGCCAGCCTATAGTATGCTTGAAAGAGCTGGCACTAAATACTCTCCTGGGGAAACAACGAGATATAGAGTTGATGTTCAGGGTGGTATTGGTGGATTTAAAAAATGGTTTTCTTGGTTAAATAAACAAAAGAAAAACAGAATTAATTATGCGGAAGGAAGGTCTATAGACAAGGGTCTTGCAAATAATTTGTTAAAACTTGCGTTTGATAGGGGTCTAAGACCAACAGAAGCAGCAGAATATTTAAGAGCTAAAGATATTAATGTTGAAGAAGGATCAATTAGAATACAGAGAGCTAAAAAGGGTGGTGGCGTTGATATTTACTATGATAAAAAAATGGCTAGAGAGTTACATCAATATATTGAAAAAAATAAATTGTCTCCTGATGCAAAGTTATTTGGATTTAAAGATACAGCAGATTATAATAAATTCATAGAACATATTGCCAAAAAGTCTGGCGCAGATATTATGGTTTATGATGTTCAAGAGGGAAGATTTATTGAATTTGGAAAACAGAAGATGAAGGTTCTTGGAGTTGATATTGAGGCTGGAAAGGGGCTTCAGAAAGGCTATGCATTAAGAGCTATATATGAACGTGAAGGCGAGAGAATTGATTGGGCTGCTGAGCAGGCAAGGCTTAATAGAAAAACTAAACCTAGTCAATATAAAAAATCTGGTGCACCTATACCTAAAACATCTAAAGAACAAGTAGAATCAATTGCTGCTGAGATGGAAACTTCTGCAAAAGAATTAGGTGAACAGAAGGAGCACTTTAAAAAGAAATTCCCTCAAATCACTATCATGCTTAAAAAGAGCCTTGGAAAATATAATGGTGAATATGTTCTTGGTCGTATTACAGGCAAAGTTGTTGAAATTGCTAAGGGCAGGGCTGGTGCTGATACTATGCCACATGAAGTTGCTCACCATGTAGTAGATATTCTTCGTGAATTTGGTGATAAGCGTAGCAAGGAACTTATTAAGAAAGGTGAAAAACTGTTTGGTGGTGAAGAGCAACTTGTACAAAGAGTTGGAGAGTATGCTGCTAATAGGCTTAGAAATAAATCTTTAGTGAGCAAGGCTAAGTCATGGATACAAGAGTTCTGGAGTAATATGAAAGTTAAACTCGGTTGGTATACTGAGAAAGATATTGCAAGATTTCTTGGTAGGAAGCTTATGACTGGTAAAATACCAACTGGTGAGATAGCTGATTTTAAGGCTAAACATCAGACAAGAGGCGAAGCTATTGAAGAAAAGAAGGCAATAAATGCTTCTGCGAATACTGAAATTCGTAAAGGCAATATACCAGTACCAGTTTTACGGGAAGCAAAAGAGACTATATTTGGTACAAGTAAATTAAAAGATTATACAAAATGGGCAACAGTTGAGCAACTTCGTCAATATAATGAGTTTGTGCATAATCCAAAGAATTGGCATGTAAATAAGATTGAAGAAATAAATGCTGAGTACCATATAACTCCAGAGGTATCAAAACAACATCTTAGAGATATGGGTGTTAAGGATGGCATCCCTGAGAATGCAACACTTCAAACAATAAAACAATATCGATCTTTTATAAGACAAACCTTCACTAAACCCATTGCAGAAGATAATACGCATGATTGGATATTAGGTTTAAAAGACAGAGAATATAAGGCAATGAAAGTTCTTGGAAGAGCTATTACTCCTGTATGGTTAGTACTTAAAAATCATGGAGGCAAGGTAGGTAAAAAAATATCTGATAAACTTTTAAATCATGAGTGGGCAGAACATGTTTTATATAAAGGGCCAATGGATGAAGGTATTCATCTTATGAGGAGAATGCTTGGCAGAAATAAGAAATATGTACATTTGTTTGATATTGAGCGTACTGAGGCACGTTTAAATAGAAAGAAGGGTGATGAATATTACACCGAGAAGGGTGAACTATCTGCCAAAGAAATGGAATTTTATAGAAATATGAAAAGACCTGGTACTCCAGAGTATGAAGCATATAATGTATGGACAAATAAGGAGGGGACTGGCGTTGCTGACTATACTTGGGAAACTTTATTCAAAGAGTTGTCTGAGCATCATACACCATCAGAAATAGCAAAGCTTAAAAAGGAATTGGATTCTAAAAAAGTTGAAGGTTATATGACTCGTATGTGGACAAAACGTGCCCTACAAACTATTAAAGAAAACAGTCCTTGGATGGATAAGATGGTTGAAAAAAACTTACAAGATGCTGCAAGAGCAGAAGCTCAAATATGGGGTCAAAATAAAAGCAAAGAGGAAATATCTAATAAACGTAGAGAGCTTATAAATGATCAAGAATTTAAAGATAAGATTCGTACAGAGCTATATGATGCTGTTAGATTTGGTTATGCAACTGTTAAGAATCCACATCTTATTGAACGTGGTGCTTTAATGCCAGAATATATAAAAGTTACAAATGAAAAGGGAAGGCAAGAGACTGTTAAGGTATATGAAGATTCAATGGAAAATACTGTTGAGGCATATGCAAGTAGAATGTCTAAGTTTCTTGCAACTGTGCGTTATTTCCCTGAGTGGACAGGTCTTGGAAGTAAATATAAGCTTGGTGAAAATAAAAGACTTCAAGTAGAGGCACTTGAGACCGATGCTACTGTTGGTGCTTATGCAGCTTTGGCAATTAAAAGACAATTAGGTGTTGATAGAACACATATGGAAAGTCTTAATCGCCCTATGTACAAAGGTCTTGCTTGGTTTACAAATGTGTCAGCTGCTGTTGGTTTATCGTCTCCCCTTTCTGGTATAAAGAATTTACTTATTGGACAGCCAAGAACTGCTGGTCATTTTGGGTTCAAAAATACTATACGTAGTTGGTCATTAGGATTTGATGCAACTGCTAAAGCACAAGCTAGAGTAAAAGGTCAATTAGAATATGGTGCTAAGACATTAGAACTTGAACGTGTTGGATGGAAAAGATTTTCAATGGCTAAAATATTTAGAGCAAATCTTATGACACAAACAGAAAATTTTAATAGGATCGTATCTTCTAATGCTGGACAATTATATTTTGGAGAAGTTCTTGGAAAGCTTCGTGGTGAAAAAGGTATGTTTAGGATGAAAACAAATAAAGGTCGTATGCGTAGAGTTATGTCTGAAGTTTGGCACTTGACGCCAGAGGAGATTAGCTTACTTGAAACAACAAAGAATTTAAGTGCTCCTGAAATTTCATCTAAGTATACAGAAATAATGCATAAAGTAGGACATTTTTCTCATGTATCTACTCAAGGTGGTACATCTACTGTTCTTCTTCCTCTATGGATGTCATCAAGAGAAGGTAGACCGCTTACATTATTCCAGCGTATGGCAATGTCTACTACTATTGATAGTTATAGAAATTTTGTAAAACCATTACTGAACTATGGAAATCCTGCTCCTCTTATTCGTGCAACAATGGGTCATGCTGTTAGTGGTGCAGCATTATTTTGGCTATACAAAGAGTTACTTGGTAAGGAAGCTCCTATTGGCTCAAAACTTACGCAGGATGATATGTTTGATAGAGTATTAATGAATTTATGGAGATCAGAATTTCTTGGAGTGCTTGGAGAAGTATTAAGTCCATACGATAAGGATATGGTTGCACCAGTTATGGAGCCAGTTGTTCTTCGTAATCTTGCTGAGGCTAAAGATAATCTTTTTAATCTCCTTAGTGGCGGTAAAACATTAGACCAAGCTTTGTCAGATTATATAACTAATACTGTTGTTGTTGTTGGGCAGGCAGCAGAATTTGGTAAAAAAAGAGTATTATCTCCGTATTATGAGAAATTTAAAAGCACAAGATCATGGACTAATAAATGGAAAATGGAAAAGGGACTGCCAAAATATTCTCCTGATGGTCTTATTACAAGGAGACAGTCCCACTATAGAGATTTAAGGGATGCTATATTTTTTGGTTCAGATAAAGATATAGCTCTTAATTATTGGTCTGCTTATAATACTATTGTTACAGAGCTTGAAAGAAAAAATCCAAGATCAAGTGTATCATGGAGGAAAAAACAGGCAAAGCAAGCTATCAAAGCAATGATAGGTCATTTTAATCCACTTAATGTTTCAGATAGTATGCAAGGCACTTCATATACAATGAAGAAAGAATTTTTAAATTGGCTTACACCAGAGAATAGAAGAATTGCAAAGGATACAGAAAAGAATTATCGTTATAAGATAAGGCTATACAATAGAATTATAAACAATCCAACATGGAGACGTAAATATTCTACTTATATTTAAAGTAACCTCTTCATATCCTTTTTGAATATCTTAACTGCTGGCTCTATGTCACACTTAGATTTACGGATTTGTGATCCAACTATATAAAGTTCGTACCCTTCAATCTTTCTCACATCAGCATAATAAATCCCAGTTTCATCATAGAAGAATACAAATGAAGGACAGTCATATAGCCTAGCTGCATCCATAAGTATAAGATACTTTCTCACATTAAGAATCCCATAGTCTAATGTCTTAGACAGTCTTGTCTTATTATCTCCAAAGCATTTCCTATCTCCTGAGTGTATATAATAATCAATAGGAGATGTTTTAGGGTACTCAAGTACCTCACATTTCCAAGTTTTTCTTATAATACTTGCAACATATTTCTGATTGTTTTCATCAGTCTCATTTGAAAATGTCCCATCCTTATTTATTGACCTTGAATAGTACACATCAATTTTAGGTTTTCTTACTTTTGTTTCATTAGGTATTATTTCCACTGGTTCTCCATTCATATATTCTATCTCTCCAAATATTCTTCTTATGTCTGGTAACAACTTATGACACTTATGGTACTCTCCATTACTATCTATAAAGTACAGTGTGGGTGTTTTTAGCTCCGTATCACCCACTTTACGGGACTTTTCCTTCTGACGTGGGGTACACCATAGGTAGATCATTATCAGAGCTTAAATGTGCCTCTAGCCCATGTACTGCAATTAGTAGTGCATCAGCTGTTTTAAGTGTTATTCCTTTTGTTTGTGGGTATTTATCTTTTGCTAATTGTTTTAATATTTTCTTTCGTACAGGCTTAGGTAGTCCTTTTTTTATCTCGAAATGTGACTGCCATACTTTTGGAGTGACATATACAGGCTCTACTTCATGTGATGCAAGTATACCCTGCCATTGTCCGTAGTTTTCTCCGAATGAAAATGATCCCCTTCTTCCATCAGTTGGGAATGCCCATACTTTTTCAACAGATACCTTCACCTCATAAGATGCGACATCATTGAGACAAATACACATAAGGGTAGCCATATCCTCTACTGTTCTAGGACATGCATATACTTTAGCTGTCTCACCATTGATAATAGCTATCCCACCACTCTTTCCTGGATCAATTCCTATGTACTTTTTAAAATGGTATTTCATTCTGTTCCTTTTCTGTTATTGGTGGTACAAATAGTTCGTCTTCACTATTATACATTTTACATTTATCTCCATCATATGCCATTTGTATTGCTCCTGTTTCACCATATCTTACTTTAGCAGCAACAAGGAAGAGCTGATGTTTATCTTCTGGTTTTGCTTTTGCACTTACCTTGTATGGATAGTATACAAAGAATACATTTTCTGCTACTTGCTCTATAGCTCCACTTTCAGCAAGGTCAGATAGTTGTGGCTTAGGATTCCCCCTAGTTTCTAGTGATCTGTTGAGTTGGGATGCCAAAATTACAACACAGTTATACTCTTTTGCAATCCATTTGTAGTCATTGACTATACGTTCAAGCTGTAGTCTTCGTTGCTCTTCCTTTCCTGTTGGAGTTATGAGTTGAATGTAGTCATCAATTATAACATCTGGTTTAAATTTCTTTATCTCTGTAGCTGATGCTGGGAAGTCACGTATCTGATCGTACATCCTAAACTTATTTGGACTATATTTCTTAGCGATAAACTCACGTACTCTGTCAAGCTCTTGTAACTGTTTCATGTCATACATGCCCTGCCGTATCATTGCATACGAAAGTCTACCAGACTCTAATGCGAGTAGCTTTTTCAAGACTTCTACATTTGTAAGTTCCCTGTTAAACAGAAGGACTTTTCGTTTTCCTTCCAAAATATTCGATAGCAAATTTAGGAGCATTGTTGATTTACCATGTCCAGGCCGTCCACCAACGATTGTTATCTCACCACGTGTCAGTCCTCCTGCAAACTTATCAACATTCTCAAAGCCAGTTTTTATAAGGAGTTTATCTGTATTTTGTATTGATTCTATAGCATCACCTAGTGCAATATCAATATCAAACGTAGTGTCTGGTCGTAGATTTATAAGCTCACCAATAGAGGTGTGGGCTGTGACAAGAACATCAAGGGCATCTACAGTATTGTTCATTGCACTTTTCTCAATACCTTTTGCGGATTCAATTACAAGTCGTAGAAGATACTTTTCATATATCTTCTTAGCATACACACTTATCGTATCTTGCGTACCACAGTTATTCGTACAATCCACAACAAATATATTATCAACACCCATTGCATAATCAACCGCATCTAGGCAAGAGGTTACAGTCATTATATCTACGTGCTCTCTTCTCTTTATCATACCACTTACTATATTCCATAATTTCTTACACCTATCATCGTACCATACGGAATCAGATACAATGTATTTAGCTATGTCATTATACTTATTAGGGTAGCTTATTACAGCACCAATGATAGCAGTTTCTATCGAAGCATCATTCGGAAGTTCTTTTCCCATATTATCTTCTCTCCTTTGCATATTCAAATCCAAAGGGATAAGGTGTTCTACGTCTGTTTCGTTTTATAGATGCTCTTGTTAACTTTTTTCTAGCAGAAGTACGAGCAAGGGGAGAGGATAGTTTTTTTAATTTCTTTTTCATATTAAAATAGTTCCTCCTGTGCTGTCTTATTATTAATGAATACAGCATAGTCATCATTAAGTTCAATGCCTATCCATTTTCTGCTAAGTCTCTTAGCCACGTTTGCAGTTGTTCCACTCCCCATAAATGGGTCTAATACCACATCTCCCTCTTTTGTTCCCGCTTTTATGCAAAGTTCTGGAATTTTTTCTGGGAAGACAGCAAAGTGTGCTTCACCTGATTGTGCGGTATTAATACTCCACACATCTCTTTTGTTTCTAAATTCTCCAGTTGGCTGCGAGTCAGCTGCCATACTATTTGCAAGGAGTTCTCCTCTTCTACTGTCATTACGTGCCCCTCTATTGTCTCCAACGTACACAGCCTTTTCCTGTATAGCTTCATAGTCAAAGTAATATCGTGGCTTTAATGACATGAGGAATATATACTCATGGGATTTGACACATCTATCTTTGACAGCCTCTGGCATAGGGTTAGGCTTATGCCATATAATATCTTGACGTAAGTACCATCCATCCTTTTGCATAGAGAATGCCAACATCCAAGGGACTCCAGTTAAGTCCTTTGTTTTTAGCCTGTCATGTTTAGGGGGAGCTTTGCGGTGCATCCTATAGTTATCACCAGTAGCATCATTCGTTATAGAGTTTCCACCTTCCCAGTGTCCACCCTTTGCTCCAAAGTATGTGTCTCCAATGTTCAGCCATAGAGTGCCATCATCTTTGAGTACACGTTTACATTTGTGGAAAAATGCGGTAAGTTTTAGGACAAAGTCCTCTGGCACAAGTTCTTCACCTAGCTGTCCACCAACCTTGTAGTCTCTAAGACCCCAATAAGGTGGAGAGGTGACAATTGCTTGTACAGATTTCTCTTCTATCTCATCTATTTTTTTAAAACAATCACCAATCAGTAACAATACTTTTCTCCAGTAGTTGTGAATACCTGTGCATGGTGATCTTAATGAGTTTAGGAGTGATTTTTACATCATTCTCTGTATACCCACCTATATCACTAAGGAACTTTTGTAACTGTTCCTCATAAAAAGATATTAACCAGTCGTGGAGTTCTTGTTCTGATTCGAATCTGTCTGTGAAGATTCCTCCCAAGGCTTTCCTTTCGTTAACGTATGTTTCAATGCTTCTTCTATATCACATTCGTCAACTTGGTTCACCTTGTAAAGTGCATTGCCATCTTGCATTTCAAGTGGCTGGATTGGTTGGTTTCTGTAATACACCCCCCAATTTTCACTTTTAAGAACTTGCATTATTAGTTCTACTATATCCATGATCCTTTGTTTTTTATGTAATTTATATTGTCTGCATGATTCAATCTGTGCTTCTGCACACAATGCTCTCATGTAGTCAAGGTGCTTAGTACCGCTTGAATCTATATAAACAGTATCAAGCTCCTTCTTTATTTTCAGATCGTTGTTGTTTTTCAAACTCTTCTGCTTTTGCTTTGACGAACTTATTAAACTTTTCAGCATCCTTTCTGTACTCTAAATATAAACCAAAAAGGTTATCAATCTGTAGTATTTTATCATAAAGAACCTGATCGTTGCTGCTAAGTCCGCTTATGGCTTGTTCTATTTCTTTTCTGGTTAATTTACTTTTCTTCAAGTATTCGTTCTTTCTTTGATTTTACCATATTTTTTGTGCCAAACTTTTCCCTGTAGGCACACTCTCTACATATAACTAGCTCATCATTTGTAAACCAGCTTTTCCACAGAAACTTATTCTTTCTTGTCCACTCCTTGCACATCTGACACTCGTATATCATCATTGGTTTTTCTTCTAATAAAGATATTTTTGGAACTGCCATATTTCCTTTTCAAGTAATCCCTAATTTTCTGAGCTGGGGTTTTAGTGCCTACAGTAATGACTCCACTACTCTAGCTTCTTCTTTTTCTACTTTTTTAGTTTTCTTACGTTTGCTAGCTGGTGGAGTAAACTCTTTATCAGGTTTCACCTCAACACCTTCAGCTTTTAAATTTCTTTCATCACTAAGGTCTTCTGTTAGGTCTACATGATGGACTCTTGTTTGCACAAGTTCTTCTAGTGCATCTTCTACAAGCTTCAGTCTACGTTCAAGTTCATCTTGTCTTTTTTCCATGTTGATTTTTGCTCCCATTTAACTCTCCTTTTTTTCTATTATTGGTAAATATGAATGAAGTATTTCTTCAAGCATGTCCAGTCTCTTTTGTAAGTCTTTCTTTTCCCTTACGAGATGTTTTATTATTTCTAAAAATTCGTAGTTTTCCATAAGTCTGTGAGCAGGTAGCTATTAGGTTTGTAATGTGCGGATCACATTATGTCCATCAAGACCAAAGCATAAAAGAAGCATACCTGCTCAACTTAGTTTCATTTTTAATCTTCGGTAACATTTATGTTACTAAAAAGTTCCCACATTTTTTCAGAGAACTCAAGTTGTTTCTCTCTGCATGTATGTATGTTCCCTACTTGGGTTTCATGCCACAATTTAACTATATCCCTTACTTGTTTACAATCTTTATGCATTTACTTTTCAACTTTTGTTATGTATAAACTCTTTTCCATTCCCATTGATACGATGTCCATCTTTAAACGATCTCCAATTTTCCAGTTCATATTTTCAAGCAGTTCATCAGGAATTGTAAAATAATAATCTTTTGAGAAATCATCTTGCTCTACTTTAACATTCCAACGCATGTGTTACCTTTAAATTCTGTGAGGGCTGATACCTATTATGGTTTATTATCCCTAGTACAAGTATACACCATAGGACACCTTTCATGCCCCTTGTACCAACCCTCAAGTTAAGGGGAGAGCCATGAATTGGCATCCGACAGACTCTCCCTTCTTATAATAATCCACCAACTTAGTCAGCAGATCACCCATATTTAGCTAACTTACTTAATATACCTATATACTGTTGCTCTGCTTATATTTAAAAACTTAGCAACAGAATTAGGTTTACGATGTAATCGCTTTACAAGAAACCTTGCTAGTTTTTGTTTCATACTAGAATGGAAGGTCATTGGTAGTAGTATTAGCTAATCGTTTTCCATCTTTCCAGTGCTTGACAAACTTGACTTTGAATGAAGGCATTGTATCACCATCATCATTAACCCAATCCTTGTCACGTCCAACAACAGCAATAACTGGTCTGCCATTTATATCAGATTCTTCAAGTGTTGGTAGAACCTGAACATCAATAGTCTTGCCATTTATTTCACGTCTTGTTGTTTCAATCGTCAAGCCGAGTGCCTGACAGAAACGAAGATATGCTACATTATTCTCAGAGTTTGATTCAAATGTATCTCCGTCACCTGGCTCAAGGAATCTGAATATTCCTCTTCCACTTACTGTCCATCCAACATAAGGTTCACCAGTTGTCGTGTGGTCTGTACCTTCACGATCAGTAAACTTATATTCTCTTGTGGCATTTTCTTGTGCAACCTCAACTTTGTAGTTGAATATGCGTGCCTTGACATTCCTGCCATCGTTTGTCTTAAACTCTCTAACAAGAGTTCTTGTCTCTGTTATATGACCAAGATAATCACCTTCTACTTTGGGAACATGTGTCCTTGTAGTGTCATCACTTGGTATAAACAGAGCTTCTTCGTGTCTTAGAGTTTCAGTCATAGTACTCATCATCTCTCCTTATAAGGTGTTTGTGTAATGTTCCATAGCTTTCAGGAAATTACTTTTGTTTATTTGTCCAATGCTTATTTGATGTCTAACAGTATCAACTAAGCCTTCTTCTGCATTGCGATCTGTAAGTAGATCAAGCAATTCTTTTTGTTGTAAAGAATCTATTGGTGGACTTGGAGGTAAATCCTCACCCGCATACAGATGAATACCAAGACCATGTAGTGCAATAGCTTTTGCTAAACACCTCTGTATACTTGTATTTATTTGAAATGCATTAGGTGAATTAACTGTTTTATTTTGATGATCTAATACTGGGTGTACTTGTGTAGCATCAACTTCATCAACAGTTACAGTTACCTTTACAAAGAATCCACACTCAGTTTTTATAAATGGAATACCATCCCATTCATGTACTGTCCATGTGGCACTTGGATGTCTTTTCTTTAACTCTCTTACAGCGAATGCCCAACTAAGATAGCTGAACTTTCCTTTCTTCTCAATATGCTGAGTTACATCAACACGATCAAGTTCTGTAAAGTAGTTTGTTTTTTTAGTTGCTTTCGTCATTATTTATCTCTCCTTTTAAAATAATGCTGGTGGTTTGCAGTGATCTTTGAACTGACAATAATTACATATCCATTTACTTACAGGTGATGTGCCAAAATTAAATGGTGGTAATCCCTTTGCATGTTCTTCATTGATTGAATGCCAATATCTTTTAGCCTGATCTATATAAAATAGTGGCACTACAGATTCTCTCATAACAGAATTATCTTTGTTGTAATAAAGCAGACTCATGCTGTCAAGAGTACCATACTTTTCTTTTAGTGCAAGACCATAAGTTCCAAGCTGTAAGTAATGATGTCCACTCTCAACTGGGTTTGTCTTGCTGAATCTTTTACCCCATTGAAAATTGCCAATAGTTTTTATATCAATTAGTCTGTTAAGTGGGTCTGTAGTCGAAGCCGAGAAATCTTGCAAAAACACATCAAAAAAACCTCTGACCTTGAAGGAAGGAATAGTCACCTCACCTTCGATTATAAATTTAACATCTTTAAAGTCAGCACTTTTCTTTTTGTAAGAAGATGTTTCTTTTTTTTCTTTTGTATCATGAGATATATTATTATATATATTATTATAATATAATAATGCGTTCTGGAGCTCTTCATGAACTATTGTACCCAATCCCATTATACGCAAACTTTTTTTATTTGGTGGATTTGTAGGCTCTACTTTCTCTACCGACTCATAGTAAAGCTTTCTGGAACAAAGACCAGCACCACTTGCATGATACCAGTCTTCGTTTCCAATGTATCTTTCCTTACGATTTTCTTCGTTTTTATAAATCAGATATTCATGATAAATCTCTTCAAACATTATGTTCCGACATACCTCTCAATCAAGTCTAACAGTGTGTCTCTGTATGTTGGGCTTTTCTCTGTAAGAGATTTTATCTTGAATTTTGTCCACAGTGATTGTGGTATTTTGAACTGATAGGTTGCAAACTCCCTTTCAGTAACATCGTTTCTTGCCTTATCAAACTTATTCATATAGTTACCTTAATTCCCTTATAATTAGTATTTAAATTTACATTAGATAAGGTGATATATCCTCAATATATTTTATATTTATATTAAATATTTTCCTATATCGAGGATAGTCTCACCCTTGTCTCATGCATGTCGCATGGGATTATTTAGTCATTTACTACCACAGCCATTAACTTTACAGGTTTTTGTTTTACTACCCTGTCAAGCAATGCCTCTGGTGGCACTTCCTCTTTGTACATATGGTTTTTAAGCTTAAAAGCACTTGATACATTCATACACCATTCGAGTGCAAGGTATTCAAGTTCTTCAACTGCAAACCTCTGTGCCTGTGGTAATTTAGAAACATAGTTAATGAACATATTTATACCAACATCTATTGTTTCAGGGTTTTTACCTTTATCCCTTATAAGAACCCAGTATTTATGTCCATTGCCATCTTTCCAGTCACCTATGTTCCTTATGTGGTCTCCGCTACGTTTCATGGTGTCAGAACAATCTCCACCTTCCATAAAACAATACCATTCCTGAGCACCATTGTATTTAAGATTTGCTGTATTTAGTATTTTATACAGCTTTCTTTTTTCTGTCTCAGTGAGTCCATCATACCTGTATCCTTCTATCGTGCTAAGTCCAAGCTCTCTTGAAATCATAGTACGTCTATGACCATCAAAAAGCATACAGTCTCCACTGCTAAAGTGTACTGGTATTAGGAGTTTACTTATATCACGTATAGTTCCACGTAAATATAAATAACTTGCTGATTTCCTGTTAAACCTAATAGGTGGATTTAATGGATTATCCACCAACCTATTTGGGTTAACATTGACTAACTTGCGATTAGCTATTTTCTCCGCTAACTCTGGAGTAACAACTATACTACTTTTGGTTTTTTTCTTCATTTAGTCTCCTTTTCGACTATGAAGGTTATCCCACTCATCTTAATCTGAATGAGAGTTTCTATGTTAATGAATCTGTAGGCTTTTTTGTGCATATCAAATACTCCTATAAGATTGCGTTCTTCTGGCTTAAACTTCAGCCCAACGCCCTTAACGTATTTTGAAACACCTTGCCTACAGACCATCTTTCTTTTCTCTCCGTCTTTCTTTGTAAAGACTGCTGAGAAAATCTTTCCATTAGTTTTATATATATACTGCTTAGCAGTATCTCTATCTATTGTTTTCATATGTGATCTCCTTTTCTATAAAATTCATAAACATCAGTGCAGTGTCAAGAGCTGTAATTTTTTTATCACAAAGATAATTAAGAGTGGACATTCCATTTCTTGCTGACAAATGTGACAATGTATCTTTGAGACTCCTAAGATTATCACACTTAAAAGATTCAGCTTTCTTGGAATAATTATTCATATCTGCTCTTCCAATCTTGACAACAAACGATTGTAGGCTACGATTAACCTCAATCTTATATTCAGATTCATTTACTGTTAAAACATTTTTGTAGGGTTTTTTCATTGTCCTTCTCCTTCTGCTAATTGAAACCACCACTCATGAGAACCGCATTTACTACATACAGTATCTACATCTGGTGTTTGATTGTATGACATTGATGTCATGACTACAACAGCCATTGACATAAATCCTAATAAAAAATAGTACATTTTATCTTTCATATTTTTCCTTTCAAGTTATAGGGGTGAGCAGAAAGGTGTAGGCTGAAATATGAAACCTACATGCATATGAGCAATATGCAGAACCCACCCCTATTATGTTAGTCAAGTATTATCTTTGCTACTATGTACCAAAAAACGATACAGAACAAAAGCATACCTGCGTATGTTAATATCCTTTCTTTTAGCATATTCTAAATCCACCACTATTCATACAGAAATTAGCAAACTGCCGTACATTGTCTTCATCAAATGGATATGACTTTGCCCAATCATCTTTCTTTCCTGTTCCATTACATCCATTACATTCCACATCTCCAGCTCCAGTTGTAGGTGGTTCTTGTCTTTTTCCTGTAGCATCACATGTATCACAATCTACCTGCTCTAATGAGGCAAGGTGTTTCTTATACCCTTCCTCATACTCTTTAACATATCCACTTTCAATCATTCTGTGGAGTCTCTTTGCTATTTTATTTGCCTTTGTCTTACTTATCTTATGACCATCATTATAACTACCACTTTCAATGTCTTTCTCTGTAAGTATGTTACCACATACCGCAGTTACAAAATGCCATAGTGGTCTCCAGCTCCATACATTATTTCTAAAGTATGTACCACAGTTCTCTTCTTGCCAGTCAGTATAAATCTCCCAGTCTTCACTTGTCCTCTCTGGAAATGGTGGTAACTCTGGTTCTGGTCGTGTTAGGTTTGGGTTAAGTCCTGTTAAATCAAATCCCATTACTTGTTTCCTTTCTTTTTATTGTTTTAAAGTTAATCCTACTTCGCTTAGTCGCTGTTCTATTTCGTTAAGTGATTTACGTCCAAAGTTCTTATATTTAAGTAAATCTCTCTCACTCTTTTCTACCAATTCCCCCACTGTATAGATGCCTGCTGCTCTCAATACCATATAAGCTCTGGTGGAAAAATTTAGGTATTTAGCTTCTCTTTTTCTTGCAATTGGTATGTCTTCCCAACGTCCCTGTCGTCTTTGTTCAAGGTAGGTTAACTTTTCATTTTTAGGTTTATCTTCATCAAACAGTTCATCAATCTCTCTTGTCATCTGATGTTCATATTCATCCCAATGCAGAATTATCTGCCTCAAGAGTCTCAATGAAATATCTCTGTGAAGAGTTATCTTAGCTTCTTTGTTCTCTGATATAGATGCTACAGTTACCATGTCTTGCTCACCTGCTAAAGTGAATGGAACTTTTACATCATATCTTTTCATTACATTATTGTATTCAAACTGTACCATGTCAGCCTCTCCTTATTTCTGTTATAATGTTTATTACTATCAGTGCGAAGATTATGTATGCTATTATTTCCATGTTATGTATTCTCCTGTGCCTGAAATGAATCTCCAATGAGCTTACCTAGTAACACACTCTTTCCCTTGAATCCAGAACCACTTGTCTGATATACCATAAATATATCACCCAAGTCTTCATCATGATGCCCTTCTACTCTTATTCCAGACTCCCATCCACATGTGTGGCTTGAAATACCTGTTGTTTTATGTCCTAGTCTACTTACAGAACCTTTACCGCCTTTTATTTCAGCTCTAAACTGTGCCATTTGTTTCTCCTTTCAATGCCCAACTGGGTCTATTTTTTTGTATATACTCAAATACTCCGCTGTATTCATCTACAACTTCATCATAGCTAAATAACTTATTAAGTATATGCTCTACTTCATCAACAGGTGTATCACAGTCATTTATAATCCACCTTGCGACATTTCTAACAGCTTCTTTTTCTGTCATTACCATAATTGGATGTCCCATGTTATTCCCTTTCTATTGTTCTGAGGTCTATATCGAAATGCTCTTGTACGAACTGAAGAGCCTCAATCCAACCTCTGTTTATTAATCTTCCAGGATCATCTGGATTTGTATTATATTTAATGTATTCTTTTTCATTCTCCTGACAATGTATTAGTATATTCTTTAAGCTACCCATTTTGTTTTTCCTTTTTTTCATGTGCCAACCGAAGTATTCTGTAACCACCTTTGATTGTTGGTCTTATCACTCCCTTGTTAATGGTACAAGGAACGACTTTACCCTTATCAGTAACTATGAATACTTTGATATTAATACTCCCAAGGCAGACTATCATCTGAATTCATTCTCTCACCTGCATACATTGGGTCATGATATTCATCCTTTCTATATGGATATTTATCACTGTCATTACTCTCATAACATTCATCACAATATATTCCTGTGAATATACCATAAGCATCATATCTTGCCCACCAATGCTGACCTATTGGTCTGTGCATTTCTTCTTCGGCTTTACATCCTCTACAGTATGTAAACTCTACTCTAACACTCCCTAGTTTACCTGTGCCAGTATTATCTGTTGGTAATGGTTCTTTCTTATTCATGTTCTCTAATCCCTTCTGTTGGTGTATGCTTTAGTATTGCCTGCTCCAACCTTTTTCTATTCTGTGGGTCAAGTGAAGCCATCCATGTTATAGGCTTTGTCTGCATCATATGGAATTTACCTGCTAAATATCCATTACTGTCATAATCACTTTTAGTATGCCCATATATCTGCTCAGCAAATTCATATCCATCTGTATCTACAAACCATCTTATTATCTGTTCTATTGTCATCCAATTATTCCCTTTCTGTTTGTTTTGTTGTTTCGATTATTTCCTTGAATGTATCATATACTTTCTGCCTACCACCTTTCAGATTATATTCTTTCTTAATCACAGAATATGCTGTTGGTTGGTTATGCCTTGTCATTTTTATACCAAGTATTTCCAGTTTAAGCATCTTCTCAAGTACGTGCATACGATACAGGTCTATCTTTTGTGGAGTATCAGCTATTATCATCTTCTACCTCACCCTCTCCCTCACAGTCTGGGCAGGGCATCATTTTATACATACCGAGAGCTATATCCAAACTATCTATATCTGCGTTATAGTCTGGTATTCTCATATTTCCTTTGCATCTCTGGCAGACTATCATACATGCTCTCCTTTATTTAACTGTTCCCACAGTTCACTTGCTTTAACAGGTTCAAAGTATCTATCACGTTCAATACCCAGTCCAAATGGTAACTTCTGATTCTGTAGGTCGCTCATCAGCCAAGAACCCATTTCTACAGCATTACCATCAACTATACCCCAAGCATAGTCTTTATCTTCACCAAGATTCATTAAGTACCATGACCAGCTACCTACTGGGTTAAAGAACTTGGCTACAATCATTTGCTCCATATCAGAGCCTTTGTCATATTGCTTTGTTGCTTGTTCTGTTATTTCTTTAGTCAGTAGTTTCATTTGTTTTCCCTTTCTGTTTGTTTGTTAAACTCTGCGTGTTCTTTACATTCACCGCAGATACCATAGTATGAACCATTCTCTGCCATGCTTATTCCATGTACATATCCAAGTGCAAAGTATGGTCTTGCGTTACAGCATTCACTTTCCATTTGCTTTACCTTTCCTTTATTAAATTTGTGTGTAAGGGCAGGCACGAAACCAAGACCTGCCCCTACACTTGTATAACACACATTGCCCAACACTACTGACTGGGACTTATTAACTGTGTGCATCCTCCGTTCACTCCGAAGGGTTATTACTCACCATCCCAAGTTTCCCCTTTGCCTATGGCAACTGGGCCAGATGGTATTATTGGTTGTGCTGGGAACACCTCTGTTGCTCCCATCTTTACCCACATACATTCATGGAATGACACACCATATACAGACTCTATTGCAGTTAATACATTTCTACAACTCTCATCTATCTCTTCTGCATGACACCAACTATCATTTACTGATGGGTCTTCTCCAATTGCACACCACATTAACCATGCTGTACCATTTTTCATATTGGTTGGTGGGTCATACCATACACTCCAATAACATCCTGTTTCTTGGTCTGATATCATTGTCTTTTGTAAGTGTACCCAATTGTCTGGAGGTGTCATTTCTTTTACTATTGGTGATGCTGGCATTATTCTGCTCCTTTCACTTTTGCAATTTCCTTATGAATGTCTGACACTACGTTTTCTACATCTCCACCTCTTATACCATATTGTGCTAACCTTACAGGTAACACAATATTTATATCACATGGATGGCAACATTGACCATCTTCAACAGGTTGGGCATTACATCCACCTTCCCATCCAAATGGATCAGCGGTTATGTCTTGTTTACATATTACACACTTCATCTGCTTTTCCTTTCCTTTATGATTGTTGATTCCACCCACAAGCAGAACACTCTTGATTGATAAACTTTACAATCTCTCCTGATTCAAAGTCCATTATTGCTACAACAGAGAGAGTATTGTTTCCATTACATTCAAAACAATCTTCAGTATAGTCTATTTTATCCATCTACAGCCTCCTTTCCATAAATAAGTTCTGTTGCTAAATCCCTATCCATACCACCATCATATAATCTATCCCAACAACAATCTTTGGCTACACTCTGTATATCACTATCAGACATGTCTTCATCTATCCAATCCCAAATAGAATTAGTATCTGGAAGATCATCCCAGCTTGCACCTATTTGTCTAAGGATTCTGTTGCACTCACCTTTTGTTTTATTATATACTAACTGTTCTTTACTCATTTCCATCGCCTTTCCTTTCCTTTCTGTTTTCATTTACTAAAATCTTTCATAAATAAAGGCAACAAAAAACCCTTACCAAAATAAATCAGTAAGGGTTTATTGTATTATTACTTGGCTATATTACTTGGTAGATTGCTTTGTGAAATCACTTGCTTTGCTATTCCAAGTAGTAGTTTGACCACCTATTTTTACATATTCACAAACAAAGTGTTGAATACCTTGCAAGTAAATTTGTGGATCGGCTACTTTGACGGCATTGGCAAGTACAACTTTGTTGCTACCATTTTTTAATTCCACTTTGTCATCCATTGGAATTAAAAGCCTATAACCTTGCATATCTCTTATGTCTTGTACATCACCATTGCTATCTTGCTTTACTACTTGAGTAGTATCAAGATTCTTGTATAGATGTGGATATTCTTTCAATAACATATCATGAATAACCTCATTTATACGTGCTTTGATTGTACCTTCAAGTGATGTCTTGCCACTATTACTTTTAGCGGTTGTCTTGCGAGTAAAATCAAGTGATTTATACAGATTATTAGTTTCCATTAGTATTATTCCTTTTTTTATGAGTGAATTAATATGCTTTTCCTTTCCAATATTAAAGAAATATCTTTCCTATCTATTTTCCTTTAATATTCCCTATATGTCAAAAAGCATACCCCGAAGGGAGTGTTATAATAATATAGCCATGTGGTATAAGTCAAGTATTATTTCAATTAAATAAATATTTATTGTTTTCATATTAAAAAATGTTATATATTGTTGGGAGCATAAAACTAACAAAGAAAGGTAATAAATATGAAATCCGAAGAAAACACTATAGTTTATGATGATATTACAAACTATGGGATTACCATAATAGACAATGTAATGTATCTAATCAAAGGCAATAAAACAATGCGGTTAGATTCTTTAATAATTAAGGAAAGGAAAGGTAATTAATATGAAGAATTACTTATTTGCACCATTTAAAAACGATGATGAGAAAATAAGTGCTTTTAAATTATTAAAAGATAGTTTACAATATGATAATAATCAAATAAGTGATGGAGACTTAATATTGTTTATTGGGCGGTTGGAATCTTATTATGATGTCATTATTAGTAAGTTACAAGGGCAAATCAAAGAGAATAAGGAGTTAAAGGATAGTATTTTCAAAGCGGATAAAGATTATGCGGAGTTGAGTGATAAGTTACAAGCGGAGAATAAAGAGTTAAAAGCGGAAATAAAGCAATTAAGGGCGGATATGACACATGATTCGGAAGTATGTTATAATCTTGATGATAAACACACGGATATTATAAAGCGGTTAAATGATGATAATAAAAAGCGGTTAAATGAAATCATTGATCTACAAGCGGAGGTTAAAAGAGGTGAAAAACAATATCATATGTTAGCATCTTCTAAAACATCACATTATCCAAAGGAATACAAAGCGGAAGCGGATGAGTATTTTGATAATAATCCACAATGCGAGAAGATATTCTTTTTTATGGTGGATGGTGATGCATTCGATGAGGATGGTGATTTAATGTGTACTTCTTCGGTATTTTGCGGTGATTCAATAGCGGAGTTTAATAATATAAATGAAAGGGGTAATTAATATGACTAGGAAAGATTATGTATTAATTGCGGATGCAATAAAAGAGAATGAGTGTTGTGCTAATTGTGTTGATAAACCGAGTTTAGTTCGTGATTTAATAAGTATATTTAAAGCGGACAATGTGCGGTTTGATGCGGTTATATTCAATGAATACATAAATGGAGACATCTAGTATTATGTCTATATCAATATGCAATATATGTGCGTATGTGTTGAACCTCGCATTGACTCGCACCCATTCACACATTCAATAGCCTAGCACACACACCATAAGATATTAACCCCGCTATCATTGGCGGGGTTTTTATTGCACTCCCTTTCCTCAAATATCAAGAGAAAATCAACTAATATTATAATTAAACTTTAATTCAACCTAATTCAACCCCCCTAGAGGACAACTAGTGGGGGTAACCCCGATAAAAAAAGAGGTACACCCATTCTAACTAAATTTTTCAAAAGTTACCTGTTTTTGTGATTCGGATCAATTCCGTACATAGATTACTGGTAAAATAATATAATAAATGGAACTTTATGAGGTTTATTATATTATATATATTATATTATATATTATATTATACAGCAGAAATTTGCAATTTAACAAAAACTGTCATATATTACAGCATGGATTTCAAAGAAATAAAAAACACAAATCACTACATCTACGATAATCAAGAGGAATTTAATATTACTCACCCATCTATCCCTGTTCGTCACAACTGGCGTCATGGTGATGAAGGCGAGTGGGTTTTCACTGATGATGGTTTTGTGTGTCAAATCCTACGGAAACTGGATATTTCAAACAATAATGGCAAAGAGGCTATCTGCATTCGCACTCTGTGTGGTACTTTCATGGCTGAGGACAATAAGAGAGAGATGTTGGGTGAAGATGGGATTGCGGAAAATATCTACACATTCTCTGGAAACAACAAGTGGAAAGAGAACTACAAAAGTAGAAAACGTAATTCACGTGAACTATTGTTTGCAAGATACGTTGCAAGTGGCATTGGTGCAGTTAAAGCCTATAAACTTGCATTTCCAGATTCAAGGTCAAGTAACTATATCAAAAAAAGGACTGATAGTCTTTTAAAAACGGAGACAATACAAAAAATGGTTAGCAGAGAAATTCTTGCATTGCTTGAAAAAAACGATGCAACACCTGAATACATCATAGAAAGATACAAGACAATCGCAGATTTGGCTGAAAGGGATACTGACAAGCTAAGAGCACTAAGTGATCTTGCTAAGATGGCTGGACTTTTCAACACAGAAGATAAGAAATCTGAACAAGTAACCATTTGGGCGGGTTTCTCGCCTGAACAGCTAGAGGAGGTTAAAGAACATGGAAACCCAGAAATCATCGCACATGCCGAAACAACCGAAAAAGTCGAAAAAGAAGGAAATAGCTGATCCTTGTCCAATTTGTAACGAAGAACTCTATTTAGACAATGAATTTACACAGAGGGTAGGGTTATTAGGGGACTATGATGATGTTATTGGCTGGTTATGTCCATATTGTAAGTCTGAGTTCGATACAGACAATCATTTAGTAAAATTCATGGGAGAGAATGGTATGAGGGGAGAGGCGTAATGCCAAGATTTGGTAGCAGGTCAAGAAGAAACTTAAAAACTTGCGATAAAAGACTCCAAGACCTCTTCAACGAGATAATAAAGCACTTTGACTGTTCTGTTCTAGTCGGTTTTAGGGGCAGAGATGAACAGAATACTGCTTTTGATAGCGGACATTCAACAAAAAAGTGGCCAGATAGTAAACATAACTCAAAACCATCGATTGCAGTAGATGTAGCTCCATATCCCATTGATTGGAATGACAGGGAACGCTTCATTTACTTTGGTGGAGTGGTTAAGGGTTTTGCGTACCATCTGGATTTTCCCATTCGTTGGGGAGGTGACTGGAATAATGACACTCAGCTTTCTGATAACAAATTTGATGATCTCGTACATTTCGAGATAGGAAGGGTTAAATGATAAAATGACAACAAGGAATAAACTACGCCTTATTAATCTTGGTGTAGGTCTCATAAACCTATACTATTGGCACATGGGGAGTAGTTTACTTGTTTTTATCATCGGTTGTTTGAATATAGGAGTGTATGTTTTTGGTAAGAAGTAGTGTTACAGGAAACAATATGTATAGTTTTTATAATTGCTTTTATGGCATGGGAGACAGAAAGATTCAAACCCAAGCCATATTCACTTGGAAACGGAGATACATTGATGGTTAGGACTAGGGGTTATGGATTTTGCCCTCCTAACTGTGATGTAGATCACTTTCACGTAGGACACAAGAAAGGATATGATTGTGAAGATATGACATGCAATCACATAATATATGAAGAAAGACTTAACTAGACTATTAACATTAATACTTTTGGGCGGAATAGCTTATATGGTTTATATAATGCTAGCAGATGTACAATATTTAACAAAATTAATGCATTCATACATTTCAATGATAATGGAGTATTCACGTCACTAATGGAATTTATACAAGAATATTGGCCACAGCTTGGTGCTTTACTGGCAGTTATAGTGACTTTTATAACTATGAAGGTCGATATAAGTGTTCTGAAGGAGAAAGTACAGACTTTGTTCCACCTTATAAATAAAGACAAATAGATTTGGCAAACTTAAATCTACATGGAGATGTTTCACGCAATGAAAAACTTCTACATGATGCTTATACTAATTTAATACTTTTTGGGAAGTTATTCTCTCCTCAAGACTTCCTCGCTTCTGCTACACCAGATTTTCATGTAGATGTGGGGAAGTTACTTTTAGATAAGAATGCTCAGCAGTTAGCACTCGTTCTACCACGTGACCACGCCAAGTCAACTCTCGCAGCAACAGCAGTTCTCCATCGTTTCCTATTTGCCACCAAAGATAAGCCAGAATTTATCTGTTGGATAGGAGAAGCACAAGATCAGGCAATAGATAACCTAAATTGGATGCAGGCTCATATTGAAGCTAATCCAGCAATACATTATTACTTTGGTGATCTACAGGGGAACAAATGGACAAAAGCCGAGTTTACTCTCACTAATGGCTGTAGAATGATTGCTAAGGGTGCTACACAGCGACTTCGGGGAAAAAAGCAGTTATCAACAAGATTTACAGGAATGATCCTTGATGACTTCGAATCAGAGCTAAATACGAAAACTCCAGAGGCAAGACAACAAATAAAGAATTGGGTAACGGCAGCAGTCTTCCCAGCCATAGATTTTGATAAAAATGGATTCTTGTGGTGCAATGGAACTATTGTTCACTGGGATTCATTTCTAAATGGAATAGTTTCGGGCTGGAGGGATGCTCGCAAGAGTGGGGAAGATTATTCTTGGGCGGTTTATACGAAGAAGGCTATAGAAGAAGGTCAATCAATTTGGCCATCTCGTTGGCCACTCAAGAAATTAGAAGATCGTAAGCAATTCTACATTGATAGTGGGACTCCTGCTAAGTTTTATCAGGAGTACATGAATCAGGCAAAATCGCCAGAAGATCAGATTTTTGCCGAAGAAGACATAAATGAAGCAATTTATAGAGGGAATCTTAGGCATGAAGAAGCATCCGATAGCTGGTATATCAAATTCGATGATGGAAGCAAAGAGTACGTCAATATCTATATTGGTGTCGACCCTGCTTCATCTGTTGCTCTTAGGAACGACTTTAGTGTTATTATGGTTATTGGCGTTACTGCGGAGTACGACTACTATGTTATTGAATATTGGCGTGAGCGAGTCCTCCCAATGGAATGTGCTGACAAGATTTTTGAAGTGGTCAAAAGGTACAGCCCTATAAGGCGTGTAAATATTGAAACAATTGCGTATCAGGAAATGCTTAGAGACTATGTTCAAAAGAGGAGTAAGAAAGAAGGATTGTTTATTCCTGGAATTGAGAAAGGAATTAAGGGTTATACACAAAAAAAGAAGGACAGGCTTTTTGAAGGATTACAACCAATGTTCAAGGCTGGGGCTGTTCATCTTAAAAAACTTCACCATGAGTTTATAGGTGAACTTCTTGATTTCCCAAAAGGATCGCATGATGACACAATTGATGCGTTCTGGCTTGCAACACAGTTTGCAAGAGGAAATCCAAAGGCTGGTAAGGTTAAGAAAGAAAAACAGAGAGATGGAACTTACATGAAGGCACGAAAGGCTTACAATTGGATAACAGGTAAGCGTACTTAATTTGCATAATAACTAATTATTCAGTAAATTTAACGATATGATAGAACAAGATAAAAGAGCAGAAGAGATAAAAGAGCGTTGGAATAAGTGGTTTGATGCTCGTTCAGATTGGGATGGACAAGCCAGAGAAGATATAGATTTCTATCTTGGCAACCATTTCACAGATGCTGAGTCAGCACAGTTAGCAGAGAGAAATCAAATGGGTTTGCCCATTGATCGTCTCTATGCTGCTATTGAGCAGTTCAAAGCTATCATCACTTCAAAACCCCCAAAATTTTCTGCCGTGGGCAGAGAGGATTCTGATAATAGACTTGCGAATGTGTGGAAAACAATACTTGAATATATATGGGACAACTCTGATGGTGATGAAGTATTCAAGCAAGTTATTCACGATTTCTCTGTTGTAGGTCTTGGTTATTTTTATGGGTACATAGACCCTGAAGATGACTATGGAAGAGGTGAGGTTAAATTTACTTATGTTGATCCGTTTCGTGTCGTTGTTGATCCTAATAGTCGGAACAAGTGGTTTGATGATGCATCTGGCATGCAATTGTCTACAGTGCTTTCAAAACAACAATTATTAGATGCATATCCTATGCTTGGTGTTCCAGATGAAAATGGGGACTCTCTCATTGATAATATTGAGGGTGCAGGAACAGATGATGAAGATTATCCTAATTCTCAAAATACACAGACAGTTCATTCTTTCACTCCAGATATTGTAAAAGATTATGATTGGGGAGAAGGTCGTGATAAATATAGAATAATAGAAGATTTTAGAAAAGTTAAAATGCCCTTCTTTAGAGTTATTGATCTTCAGAGTGGGCAAGAGAAAGTTTTAGATAACAATGGTCTTGAAATGCTTTTGGCGGATGAAAAAACTGCCGAGGCGTTTGATCGTGGGCTTTTTGATATTGTACAGGTACAGCAAACACGGATACAAGTTACATGTATTGTAGGGCAAGTTGTTTTATATGAGAAGGTATTGGATACAGATATATTTCCACTAGTACCTGTACCAAACATTTGGACTAATACTCCTTATCCAATGAGTGATGTTCGTAAAAACAAGGGATTTCAGAGGTTCTTGAATAAAGTAATGTCTTTAATTACATCGCATGCACAGGCATCGTCAGGCTTGAAGTTGCTAATTCCCCAGGGTTCTATACAAGATATAGAGGAACTGGAACGTGATTGGGCGAATCCCAATGCAACGATTGAATATGACGCTTCATTTGGAGAACCTCACTTCCCCTCTCCGCAACCGCTTGCTGGTTCAATACTACAGTTACCACAGATGGTGGAACATTACATTGACTTAAACATTGGAATATTTGAGATGCAGCAGGGAAATACAGAATCAGCACCTCGCACATCATCTGGTACAATGATGATGGAAGATTTTGGACAAAGACGATCAAAATCTAAATTAAGGGACGTAGAGGCTAGTTTAAAGAGATTAGGAAAGCTTATGTATCACTTGGCTAAGTCTCACTATGATTTTAAAAAGACATTTAGAATTGCACAACCTAATAATGATATTACTGAGTATACAATAAATAAAAAATTATATGATGATAAAACACAGGAATTACAAACAATAGAGAATAATTTAAGTGTTGGGACTTTTGATATACGTATTATTGGTAACTCTACTATGCCATCTAATAAATGGGGTGAGTGGAACGTATATATGGAAGCATATGAAAAAGGTTTAATTGATAAGGTAGAAGCCTTGAAGAAAACAGAAATATTTGATAAAGCAGGTGTACTACAAAGAACTGATGAAGTTGCAAAATTGCAACAACAATTACAAGGTGCTCAAGAACAGATTAAAAAACTTAGTGGTGATCTTCAAACAGCTCATCGTGAATCAGTTCAATCACGAAAGAGAACTGAAGTTGAGAAATTTAAAGGGAAACTTAAAGAACAAGAGTATGACTCCAAAACTCAAAATAAAGTTTCTATCGACAAATTATCTAATGCGGTTAAACTCGAATCTGAGAAATTACGTTTAGTGACAGATGCAGAAAAGAAACGTAGTCAGTCTCGTAGGGGTTCTGAGAAATCGTAAAAATAAGGAGTAACTAGAAATGTCAAATGAACAGGACAATACCGCTTTTACTTTCGAGAGTCAAGACAGTGGCCAACCCGAACAGGTAGAAGTAGGGCAAGATGAAGGAAACGATTCGCAAGAGAATTCTACACAGGATTGGGAGGCTCAAGCTAAGTACCACCAATCTGAGAAGGATAAACTTTATGCGGAAAATCAAGAGCTTAAACAATACGAGAAGGTTGGTAAATTCTTGGAATCACGTCCAGACTTGGTGAAAAACCTTATGTCTGAAGTAGGTGGTCAGCCAAATGCTCAACCAGAGCGTGTCACGTTAAAGCAAGATGAGTTCGATCCTTGGGAAGCCTATAATGACCCATCATCAGCATCTTATAAATTTAGGATGCAAGAGATGCAGGAAACCATAAATGGTGCAGTAGATCAAGCTGTTGGTGGAATTAAAGCACAGCAAGGAAGAACAACGCTTCATTCTGAGTTAATCGCTAAAGGATTAAATGAGGATGAAGTTAATAGTTTTTTCGAGTTTGCTGATAAACATCCATCAGAGTATGGTTTAGACAATGTACTTAAAATGTGGCAAGCTGTAACTCAGTCTCCAGAGACTTCAAAAGAGAATCCTTTAGATCAGATTCGTCAAAATCAGAGTAATCTTACATCGGCTGGTGTCCTTCAAGGTCAACAACCATCAAGAAAATCTGATGACGATAAGATGTGGGAAGCTGTGAAGAATGCTGGAGAAAAAAACATATGGTAATTAACAAATAAAATAAAGGAGTTTTAAAATGGCTATTAATACTGGTACATTAAAAACTTCAGGTGTAGGTGGCTCAGCAACTGAGTATACTCATGGAACAGCTCCATTAGATACCGTTGCCAATATAGGTCAATTTGCCGATAAAAGGCGAATACATGACTTTGGTGACAGAGTTGCAGAACTTGCTCCTGAAGAATCTCCATTTTTTGTTTACCTAAGTAAAGTAGCAAAACGACCAACAAATGATCCCGTTTTCCGTTTCTTGGAAAATAGATCAAAGATTGACTGGACAAGTCGTAATTTCAAATTATCAGCAGCCATTAATGGTGGAAGTGCAGTTACAGCAGGTACAAGCTATGGTGTTAGCGTATCTGATGCTGACACTCCCGCTAATTCTATTGACTGGCTGATTAAAGGAATGGTTATTGCGATTGAAACAGTTGATGATACAAATGGCAAGGCGTATATGACAGTTCGTATCGAAGATACTCCTGTAGATGCTGGAACTAGCACGACTTTCACTGGTAGAGTGATTGCAACGTCAAGTTCCTCCATCACAGGATATGCTGTGGGTAGTGATAACGCTCCTTGTACGGTTGTTGGTACTGCTTTTGAAGAAGGGTCTGGTTCTCCTGATACATGGTCAAGTCAGCTTGATGATGAATTTGGTTACACACAAATCTTTAAAACAGCAGCTGAGATGACAAACTCAGCTATTGCTACTAATTATCGTGGGTATGCAAATGAATGGCAAAGAATATGGAATCTTAAATTAAGAGAACATAAAGTAGATATTGAGCGAGCAATGTTGTTCGGTCAAAAAGCTCGAAGAGGCGGTATAGCTTATTCTGAGGGTCTCATTGGAATGATTGTTGCAAATGCGGGTGCTGCTACTGGCGGTACAAGTGCACTTTCATATTCCTCTGGTACACCTTACTATAGGACTGTAACAACTACTGAGTTTAGCTATGATCTGTTCCTTAGTGACTTCGAGGTTCTATTCGATCCCGCTAGGGGTGGTTCTAACGATAAGCTTGCTTTGGCAAGTCTTCCAGTAATAACAATGTTTAATAAATTAGGTGCAGGAGCTACCTTCGGGCATGCTGCTACATCCTCATTTTTAGACAATACATTACAGGGTTCGACAGATGCAGGTTCATATAATATTGATTTTGGAAAGCAAACAGGTTCTTTTGGACATAAGATCATGAGAGTTGATACTGTCCATGGTTCTCTTGCTTTGATTAAAGAACCTCTATTTAGAGGTTTTGCAAATTCAATGTTAGCACTTGTTGATATGTCGAAGATCGCTTACCGTCCACTGGTTGGTAACGGTCTCAATAGAGACACTTCAATAACTACAAACGTACAACAGGCTGATGAAGACTTACGTAAAGACATGATTCTAACTGAAGCAGGTCTTGAAGTAGCTCTTCCTGAAAGTCATATGTTGTATAACTTTGAAGGAGTGTAAGCTATGAGAAGTGATGTATTAAATAGTAATAGTGGAAGCTATGGAGAGCAGTATAGAGAGTATAAAATCAAATCTGTTACTGCTGATGTTACCTTAGTTGCTGCTGATTCAGGAAAACTTATTCTTGTTAATCCAGCTGCTGAGACAACTATAACTCTTCCAAATATTAGCTTAGCAGGTTGGTATTGCACTGTAATATTAACAGAAGGTATTGCTGCTACTGATGGTTCGATGGATCAGGTAGTCAATGTTGATATGGGAAGTGGGGCTAATCTAATA